TAATATATGAGCAAGACCAGAACATAGTAGAGATAAAAAACATGGTTAAATATTTTGGACCAGAAGACAAAATAAGAGTACAATTTGAATATTAATATGAACGTACAGTTAGAATTTATAAGAGGTATTTTGTTTGGAATAGACTATGTTGATGACATAGAGATTCCAGAATTAGATACAACAGCAGAATTAATTAGAATAAGTTTAGGGATATTTTGGATAAATATTTTTATCTTTAAGAATAATGCTTGAGTTATTATCTAAAAATCATAGTACATGGATTGCGATGGGACTCTCTATTGGCATACCTAGACACCTAGTCGAAGACTTTATACACGAGATGTATCTGCGTTTAAATAAGTATGTAGGAGACCCAGAGAAAATTATGTATAATGATAAAGAGGTAAACAAGTTTTATATTTATGTCACACTAAAAAACTTATGGGGAGATTATGCTAAAGCAAAGGGAAGACATAAAATTATAAGAATAGATGACTATGATGTAAGTTTTGAAATTGTTGATGGTTCTGTAGAAGACACGACTAATTATGCAAAACAAAAAGCAGAAGACAAAATGCTAAGTAAGATTAAACAGGAAGTTGAGAGCTGGGAGCATTGGTACGACAGAAAACTATTTAAGGTTTATTATGAGACTGATATAAGTATGAGGAAGTTGGCAGAAGAAACAAACATTAGTGTTACATCTATATTTAATAGTTGTAAGAACTACAAAGACATAATTCAATCAAAGTTCGGTGAAGACTTTGAGGATTATATAAACGGAGATTTTCACTTAATAAAAAAAAGCAATGAATAAAATACCACCCAAACCAAATGACAAAAGAACCAAACGTTATAAAGAATGGGTTGCTAAATATGAAAAGCAATCAGATGGCGTTGGTGATACTGTAGAGAAGATAACTAAAGCTACAGGTATTAAGGCTGCAGTCGATGGAGTATTTGATGCTCTAGGTAAAGACTGCGGATGTGATAAAAGAAAAGAAACTCTAAATAAGATGTTTCCTTATAATAAACCTAATTGTTTAACACAAGAAGAACACTCTTATCTGACTGATTTCTATTCAGAGCAGAGAAACAGAATAAGTCCTGAACAGCAAAGAGAGCTTCTTACTATTTATAATAGAGTTTTTAATTACAATGACAAAATGACTTCATGCGGAACTTGTTTTGCTGGTAAACTCAATAAGTTAAAATCATTATTTGACAAGTATGAGTAGCCTTATAAATAATAGCGATAGGGTCAGACAGGTTTTAGATTTTACTGGTGTGCAAAATGGAAATATGCACCCATCAGATATAGATGCTGTTTTAGAGTTTGACAACAAATATCTTGTCTTAATGGAAGTTAAGTATAATAATGCACTTATACCTACAGGACAAAGATTACTTCTGGAAAGATTAGCTGCTGCTTGGGTTGCTAATTTAGGTAAGGAAGCTGTCATACTAAAAGTATCTCACGACTTTAAAGATGACAAAAAAGATGTACCTTTAGACAAATGTAAGGTAACACACATCTGGGACAAAGTAGGTAAATGGAAAGAATTAGACGAACCTATAGGTTTGATATATACATTAAACAAGTTGGGTAAGTTTTGGAAATGTGAAAAATGCAAATTTTGAGAAATAATAAAAAACATCAGGAAAGAAAAGAAATGCCAGTTTACACTGGTGTTGTAAAATATTTTCCTAACGCACTAAAGTATGTTAGTAAAGTAAGTTTAGCAGGTAACAAACAACACCATCCTACTAAACCACTTCACTGGGATAAAAGAAAAAGCACAGACCATTTAGATTCTCTTATGAGACATTTAACTGAAGCTGATAAGATGGATGATGATGGACTACTTCATTTAGGAAAGGTAGCCTGGAGAGCTTTAGCAGCTCTGGAAGATTACTTAGAGAAAAAGTAATTGGATATAATAATATTAGATATAATTATGGATAAAAAAATAACACTACTTGACGGAAGCCAATGGAATACAAGCGAACTTGTTTCCAGGATGTATGATGATAAATTCTATTATGGGTATTTAGGAGAAAATGCTCTGTCTTCATCATCAGCAAAAAAGCTTCTTTCGTCACCTAAGCAATACGAAAGGTCGTTGCATGAAAATAACAATAATGTTCCTGCATTAAGAGAGGGACGTTTATTTCACATGATGGCTTTAGAGGAGCATAAAATAGATGACCATTATTTATTTATTGATTCATCTACCAGAACTACAAATAAGTTTAAGGAGTTTGCGTCAGAGAATCCTCATAAAGAGATTATGTTAACTAAGGAGTACAATGCTTTAAAAGAACTATTAAATCATTTACACAAAAACTTAGAAGCAAGTGAATTGCTACGAGGAGGTAATCCAGAGGTTCCCATGATAGGTGAAATCTTTGGTTACCCCTTTCGTGGAAAAGCAGACTACTTGACAAGCAATCATGTTATTGATTTAAAGACAACTAGCAAACTAGATGGTTGGGTTTGGGCAGCTAAAAATACATGGCACTATGATATGCAATGCTATATATACATGAAGCTATACAACGTACAAAAGTTTACTTTCCTGGTTATAGAGAAAGGAACAGGTGAGATAGGTATATATGAATGTAGTGAAGACACTATACATAAAGCAGGTATTAAACTTAAAAAAGTTTGTAATATATACGAAGAGTATTTCATCAGAAAAGTAAAAGACCCAAATGAATTTGTTAGAAGAGGTACGTTATGATGACTACAAGCAGAGAATAGAATACGCTTATTATTTAACTCTGATAGATATTTTAATGGGAATTACAGTTGAGGAAATACTAAGCGAGGTACCAGAGTATGAAGACAAAGAAATGTATGAGTATTGTGAAGGTATCAAACGAGCAATAGATTTTAGTGAAGATAAAAACTATAGCGATATACAAACAGAAATATTAAAATTAAAAGACAGATATGAATGAAATAACACTACAAGGAATTAGAACAATGCTTACCAGAAGAATACAGATTAATCTTGCTAAGAACATTAGACGTAGAGAGTATGTTTATGGTAGAGCATTATACTTTAAGTTAGCAAAAGAATTTACCTCATCATCTTATAAAGAGATAGGAGGTTTAGTTGACAGAGACCACGCATCAGTAATACATGGATTAAAAGTATTTGAGACGCTGGTTTTACATAAAGACCCTATTCTAAATACCTATTATGAATGCAGAAGGATATTAACTTCTGTTAAAGAAGATTTAGTTGAGGATAATGACACTCAATACTGGAGAGCTAAATATGAAAGCATGAGAGATTTATATGTAAACGCAATAGAGAAGTTAGCTAAGTATGAGAAGGAGGAGGTCACCACAGGAAATTGATGAGTATAAAAAAAAATGGAAGCTTGGGAAATATAATAACTCTTACAATCAAAGCCATGCTAGGTGGTGTGTTGACAACGGTTATAGGATTTATAGGCAGCCTGTTGGCGATTGCTCTCCTCTCTGCACACAATTTAAGATTGTTGTTGAAAAGGATGGGATTAAAAAAGTCGGAACCAAAGTTTACCAGAAGAAAGAAATAAGTGATGCAGTTTGGTCCGCAATAAGTTATATATATAATAAGTATGGGAAGAAAACCTAAACAATATAAATATGTCAAAGAAAATGATGGACGAAGAAACAATGGACGAAAGAAAGGCGTTAGAAACGTGCCTGTTGTACGACCCACACCTTCGGCTGTTGCTAATAATGCCAAGCGAAGCAGAGTGGGAATCTATGCTTTAAATGCAATGTCAAAAGTATTTGGAAGTGAGGAAGAAGCTTGGGAATCTTTAGCCGAACAAGCCAAGTCTTCTTTCCCACATCTTAAATTACTATTTGAATATAAATATGGTAAGCCTTTAGACTCTCCACAAGAGAAACAACAGAAGGTAAACATTAACATAAAGAATCTATTTACAGGCAGTCAAGATGATGATAAAACAATAGAATTATCTAACGATGAAGAAGCCGATACTGAACAATAAATACAACTCTCTTGGTAACGATACAAGATACTTTGTTATAACAGGAGGTAGAGGAAGCGGTAAATCATTCGCTATAACCACATTTTTAGCGTTTCTAACGTTTGAACAGGGACACAAGATACTTTTTACTCGTTATACGATGATAAGTGCCGCTAATTCGATTATTCCAGAGTTCTTAGAAAAGCTACAATTATATGATATTCTTGACCATTTTAGGATAACTAAGGATGAGATACTAAATATCTCTACAGGAAGCTCAATACTGTTTAAAGGTATTCGTACATCTGCAGGAAACCAAACAGCAGCTCTGAAGTCCATTAGTGGTATTACAACATGGGTACTTGATGAAGCTGAAGAGTTGATTAAGGAGGAAGATTTTGACAAGATAGACCAGTCAGTTAGAGCTAAGAATAAACCTAATAGGGTTATCATGGTACTAAACCCAGCAACAAAAGAACACTGGTTGTATCAAAGATTCTTTGCAGCTAAAGGTGTTAATGCTGGTCACAATGGCTGGAAGGATAACGTTACATATATACATACCACATTTAAAGACAACATAGATAATCTTTCTGAATCATTTCTACTACCGCTTGAAGATATAAGACGCAGAAGACCAGACAGATATAATCATCAGATACTTGGTGGATGGTTAGATAAAGCAGAAGGAGTTGTATTTTCTAACTGGAAGATAGGACCATTTGATAATAACGCTGACTATATATTTGGACAAGACTTTGGTTTCTCTGTTGACCCAACAACACTCATAAAGGTTGCAATAAATAAAGATAGGAAGCTTATGTGGGTTAAGACTATGTATGCTAAACCTGGTTTATCTACAAAAGAGATAGGAGAACTCAATAGGCGTTATGCAGGTGAAGACTTGATTATATGTGATAATGCAGAACCAAGACTTATCTCCGAGCTGCAAGAGTA